GTTCCCGACGGCATGGCGAACGATTGGATCAGCCGAGGCATCGCCGTCGAGGACAAGCAGCAGACCATCGAGACGGCGGCCATCGAGCACCGGGCCGAGACGGCCGACGCCACGCCCAGGAAACGAGGACGCCCCCGTGCAGTACCGCAGCCTGACCAGAGCGACGCCGCCGGCGGTTGAGCCCGTCTCGGTATCCGAGGCCAAGGCCCACCTGCGTGTGGATATCAGCGACGACGATTCCTACATCTCCACGCTGATCACGGCGGCCCGTGAGTGGTGCGAGCAGTACCTTGACCGCACGCTGATCAACACGCAGTGGACGATGCGGCTGGACTCGTTCCCCTACGAGATCGAGCTGCCCAGGCCGCCGATTGCCACGAGCGGCACGGCCACTGCGGTGTCGCTCACCTACACGCTGGGCGACGACTCAACGGCCACGCTGTCCACGACGGCGTACCGGGTGGACCGCAACTCGACGCCTGGCGTGGTGCGGCAGCTGCGTGCCGGGACGTGGCCGGCGAACCTCGACGACTACAACGCCGTGGCTGTGACGTGGTGGGCCGGCTACGGCGCCAGCGGCACGAGCGTGCCAGCCGGCATCCGCCACGCCATCCTGATGCTCGTGGCTCACTGGTACGACGGCGCTAGGCAGGCGGCTGTTTCTAGCGGTGCTGTGCCGCAAGACGTGCCATACGGCGTCAAGTCGCTTCTCGACTCGCAACGCTGGGGATCGTACCGATGAGTATTGAAGGCCGGATCGCTGTAGACGCCTTGTTTCACGACACGGACGGCACCACGTCGCTGAAGGTGGTGTCGCTTGCGTCGAGCGTCGGTTACACGGCCGGCAAGGTGGCGGTGGTGACTGGCACCGCAGGCACAAGTCAGGTGTTTCTGAACCTGTACTCCACGCAATATCGAGACGCCAGCGGCAATCTCGTCACGTTCGCCAGCACTGCCATTTCTCACATTGCGTTTGCGTTCCAAGGGGCACCTGGTCAGTTCCGCAAGTTGCATGACGCAAACGACAACGTGGCCCTTGTTTCCAAGAACAACGAGGTTGCGTGCTCTGCTGTTCCGGCATCGTTAGACGCACTCATTGAAACGGCCGCGAACACTGGCACGTACACCATCGTGCTGTATGGCACATGATCAACGCTGGCAATCTCCGAGAGCGTGTGACGGTGCAGCAGGCAACCGAGAGCCGCAACGGCATCGGCGAAACCGTGCTGTCATGGGCCACGTTTGCCACTGTCTGGGCCAGCGTTGAAGGCGTTTCGGCCCGCGAGGCATTGGCGGCTGGTCAGCAGGACGTGACGATCACGCACCGTGTCCGCATCCGTTACCTGTCAGGAATGACGCAGAACATGCGTTTTCTGTGGCGTGGCCGTGTGCTGCAGATCGTCAGCCTGCTTGAGTACGCCAACCGGTCAGAGCATGTCGCCATTTGCGAAGAGGTGACATCGTGAGCGGAATCGAAATGAGCGTAGGGTTTCCCGAGCTCCGCCAGCTACAGCAGGCGTTTCGGTCGTTCGCCCCTAGCTTGGCAAGAAAACACATGGGAGCGGCCATCCGTAGGTCGCTTGCTCCTGGGCTGAGTGCCCTGCGGGGCAACGTAAAGCGAGGGCCGACCGGGAACCTTGCCAGAGCGATTGCCAGCAAGGTCAAGACTTATCGCAGAGGGAATGCCGTCGGCCTGGTTGGCTTCGTGGCCGCAGGAAGCGGAAAGTCTGCTTCGGCTCGTGGCGGCTCGGTGAAGAAAGGCAAAGACCGTGCTTTTCACGCCGGGTTTCTGGAGTTCGGCACGAAAGAACGAATCATTCGCACGTCTTCTCGCCGAGGCGGTGCATCAATAGCGTCGAGTTTCAAGAGGCTGGGGCCGTTTAAGGTCGCCCGGGTAGCCAAGCGGGGCAAGTACGCAGGCGTGGTGCGAGTTAACACGTCGCCTAAGTATCCGAAGGCGTTCTTTAAAAAGGCCCCTAAAGGCGAGGTGCTGAGCGTCAGGGAGATGCCTGTTGGTGGAAGCAAGGGCCAGCCGCCCGTCAAAACCGCTTACAGGACTTCGCTGCCTGCAATGCGGTCGCTCTTGGCGATTGAAATGACCAAGTCGCTCATAAACGCCCAGAAGGACTTGGCAAAGGACTTTCCGCCTAGCCGAGCACGCCAATGATTTTCCGATCACCCGAATACGTTCTGTCGTCGGCTCTGGCGCGAAGCCCGCAAGCCGCCATTCTCATCGGCAAGCGTGTTTACCCTGTGCTGGCCCCGTCTTCGGCCACGCTGCCGCTCGTGACTTGGCGGCGAGCCGGCGTGCAACGGGAGCAGACGTTAGCCAGCCCAGCGGGAATGCCACGGGTCACGATTGAGTTTTCGATCTACGGGACCACGTACGAGGAAGCCCGGCTGGCGGCTGACGCCGTGCGGTCTGTTCTGGATGGGTACGGCGGTTCGGCGAACAATACAGATGTAAAGCAAACGTCGCTCGAGGACGAATCCGACGACTTTGTGACGTTGACCGGATCGGACCTGCCGCCGGTGTACCAAATCACGCAGCGATACGACTGCTGGTGGAGCGAGGAATAAGATGCCATACACGCCGCACGACTCGACCGGAACCAACTTTGTCTTTGCCGGTGCGACGTACACCGTCACCAGCATCACGTATTCCATCACCGACAATGCGGCCACTGACCAGATCGACGTTTCGCACCTTGCCCAGACCACTGGAGCGACGGTCCTGACGCTGGCCCGCCCGCTGAAGGGCTCGGCTGGCGACACGGGCAAGGAAGTCACGATGGAGTACCTGGCCTCTAGCGGCACTCCGATCGCACAGGGGCAAACGGGACTGCTTGCGATCACGGGCGGCATTTCTCTGTCCGTGAATGCAACTTGTAAGTCGTCCAGTATCACGCTGACCGTGAACGATGCGGCCCGTGGGTCAGCGTCTTTCCAGGTGCCGTAGTCACACGGGAGACTTTCCGTGGCGACCTACTCAAACGGCATCACAGTCACCTGGAACGCCATTACGTTCGCTGAAGTGACTGGGCTTTCGTGGACGTACGGCGGCGGCCCGAGCAAAGGCCGAACAGTTCCGTGGACGGACGACGCTGGCTCATGCACCGTGACGTGCCTTGGCTCGGCCAACACGGGCACGTCCAACTACGGCACTCGTGCCACTCTGTCGATTGCCGGCGGCGGCCAAACATTGACAACCCCGGCAGTATGGGAGTCGTTAGCCGTTGACTCCGAGCTCAACGGCGTCACTCGCTACACCGTCACCCTCAAGCTATTGGACGACTGACATGGGACTCAAGGAACAAATCAAGGCCGCAAGTGTTCGCAAGCCTCTCAAGGTTCATGTCAAGGAGTGGAGTCTCGACGTGTACGTGCGAGTGCTGACCGTTGGCGAACGAGACGATTGGGAGCTTGCTTGGGTAGATATACGGCAAAAGGCTGTCGGCAAGTTCCAAAACTTCCGGGCCTTCTACTTGGTGCGAACGCTGTGCGACCAAGACGGCGTGCGAATCTGGAAGGACGACGAAATCGCAGAGGTGGCGGCGCTTGACGGTGCCGTCATGGGCGAACTGTTCGACGTAGCACAGAAGCACAACAAACTCACGGAGGCGGACGTAGTCGAACTAGCCGGCGAGCTTTAGCGCACGGCCGTCGCGTCAGTTCCTGTTCATGCTTGCTGGCCATCTGAAGATGACCGTCGGCGAGCTCGAGCAGCGAATGGACTCGCGGGAGCTGTCTGAGTGGCTCGCTTGGGCTCGTTACTTTCAGCCGCTGGACAACCAATGGGCACAGACGGGAGTGCTTGCTAGTGCCATTCTTGCCCCGCACGTCAGGCGTGGTCAGACACCGAAGCCGCGAGACTTTATCCCAGTAGAACGCCCGCCTCAGCACAAGACGCAGATGCTGGACGTTCTCGCCCAAATGAAAATCGACCTAGACGGCAAGTAGCATGAGCACGGCACTCGGACTGGCGATGCAGATTAGTGCCAACACTGCACAGTTGGCCAAGGCCGTCGCTGACGTGAACGACCGCCTAGACTCCATGGGTGAGGCTGGGAAGAAGGCGTCAGCCGATCTCGGCACGCTCAAGAACATTGAGATTGGCAAGCTCGCGCTCGGCGGGATTCAGGCCGCCACCAAAGCATTTATTGGCCTCGCCAGTTCTGTCACTGGTGCCGTAACGTCCGTGGCCTCATTCGCCTTGAGTGTTGGTGAAGAGCTCGACGCTCTCAATGACGTGGCAAACCGCACCGGCGTCGGCGTTGAGGCCCTGCAGGCTTACGCCAGGGCGGCCGCCCAGACAGGCGTGAGCGTCGAGTCGTTTGCCAAGCAGATCCAGAAACTCACGATCTCCATTGGCCAGGCCACGCTTGACGACAAGGCACAGAAGAAGTTCCAGGCGCTCGGCATCGTCTTTGAGGACTTGAAGAAGCAGTCTCCCGAACGGCAGTTTGAGCTCGTCGTCGATGCTATTTCACGAATCTCCGACCCTGCAGAGCGAGCCGCCACTGCGGTGAAGTTCTTCGGCAAGGGCGGCATCGAGCTTGGCGAACTATTCACGCTTGGCCCTGGTGCTCTGACGAAGATGCGAGAGGAAGCGATTGCTTTAGGGCAAGTCGTCAGCAAGGACGCTGTCAGTGCCATTGATGAGATGAACGATTCGTTTGCCAACGTGCTGGCCACGATAAAGGGCATCGCAGGGTCCATCCTTGGCGAACTTGCTGGCCCGATTAGTGCGATCGCCCAAGAGCTTCTTGGAGTGATTAGGCAGGCTGGGCCGCAGCAGATTGCACAGAACGTCGCCGCCGGCCTTTTGGATTTCATCAAACTGGCCGGCAATGCGTTCCTGCAGTTGGCCAAGTTTATCGAGGCGTTTGTGCGGAAGTTCGCCCCGATCTTGGGGCTGGACATCCGCAGTGAGGCCGAGAAGGAACTGCAGCGACTGCGTGACCAGCAGCAGCAATCAGCGGCAGTTGTCTCTGCCGGCGGCCAGTTTGGCGTTGTGCCAGAGTCGTTGCGGCCGGCATCGCTTACGCCTGAACAGTTGGCACGAATCATTGAACTGGAGCAGCAGGTCGCTGCCGAGGCTGCCGGGAGCATCCTGAACCAGTTCCAGGCCAACTTCAACGCCGCGATCGACACCGCTTCTCGGAAGCTCGAGGAGAAGATGGCTCCGCCCGGTGGCGAGGCTGGTGGCCTTGAGATTCAAGAGCGGCAGTTGCGTGAGTTGCAGCAACTCAACCGCAATGGACAGATCGGCACCGTGGAGATTCTCAACTAGCCATGGCCGTTCTCGCTTGGCGTGAAGTCCTGCCGCGCACTTTCTCGCATCGGTTCGGCGAGTCGCCGAGTGCCGAGACCAAGGTGATTGCCACCGTCGATGAGCCGACACCAACGCAGACAGTGATTAACGCTGTGGGCGTTGTCCACGGCGACCTGCACCCTGAGTATTCGTTTCTGCGAATGCTTGATGCGTCGCTCACGGAGCTCGACCGCCATCACGTCGAGATCACCTACCGTTACGAGTTGCCACGGCAGGAAGATCTTGACCCCAACCCGCTGGCCCGGCCTGATGTGTGGTCGTTCTCGACGGGTGGTGCCCAGGTGCCGGCCCTGACCTACTACAACGGCAGTGGAAACTCCGATCTGCGAACACTCGTGAATACCGCCAACGACTTCTTTGAGGACGTGACTTCCTTGGAGTCCGAAGTGCGGGCCAGCATCTCGGGCAACCGCAGCACGTTTCCGCTGGCCACGGCGGCCAACGTCACCAACTGCATCAACGCATCAAACTACCTGGGCGGTGCCGCACATACGTGGCAGTGTGCGGGCATCAGCGGCCAGCAGGCCAGCGAGGTGGTCAACGGAGTCGAGATCCGCTACTGGCAAGTGACGGCCGAGCTCGTGTACCGCCGATCTGGCTGGGATCTCCAGTTGCCCAACGTCGGCTGGAACTACATCAAATCGGGAAAAAAAGAACGCGCGTACGTGTTGGATTCCGAGACAAAAGAACGCATTCCGTCTTCGTCGCCCATGCCACTTACGACTTCTGGCGACATCAAAGGAAACGACGAGTACCCCGACATCCTCGTGCGTCGTGTGTTCCCCGAGGTGGACTTCTCCACGTACTTCGGCACGCCGCCGTTCTAAGCCATGAGCCAGCCTACCCAGAACATCACAATCACGGCCGCCACGAGCACCAGGCTCACGCTGTCGCTGGCTACGGCCAATACGGCCGCGCTGCGGATCACGGCGTACCCGGTGTTTTCATCGGCCACGTCGGACGGAACGACGTTCTACAGCACCGACCGGCCGCTGCGGTGGTTCACGCCCAGCACCGGGGTGTTTACGGCCACGTCGCTGGCAACGGTGGCGAACACCGCCAACGATGCCCACACGGCCACGCTTACCTTCGGCCAAGGCTTCGCCCCTACGTCCGTAGAACACGTCCAGGGAGCCACGCCGAGGCGGTATCGCTACCTCGTGCATCTGTCGAGCCACACGCCGGCCACGGCCTACTCGTCTGCTGTCACCTCGAACACGGCGGTGATTCTGAGCGGCACGATCAATCTGGCAATAAGTGCGACAACTCCCGAGCCGGCCATCAGCATCCGAAGCGTGCAGGTGTCCTAGCCATGCCACAGCGTCCAGATGGCAAGCCGGCTTCGACGGAGCGGGTGACGTTTACTCGGCAGGCGGCCGAGCGGATCGCCAAGACGGTTCGCACCGTAGAGAGTGGCGACCGCAAGAGCGGCGGCATCTCCTTCGGCAACCAGGCGGATGGCACGCCGCGCTCGTTGCGAGTCGGCACGTTCACCGGCTCGTGGGCCACCGGCACCTACAAGACGGTGACGTTGGTAGGGAGCACCGCCACGGCTAGTGTCTACAACTGGTGCCGTTCTTCTGAGGGCGACACGGCCAGCAGTTCGGTGTCGCAGTTCGTCGTGTTCGGCCGGGCCATGGGCACGAACAGCGTGCTTGAGATCAGCCTGGGCAATACGTCAGGAACGTGTGGCATGTCGATTGCTGGGCTGAACCTGGCCACGCTGCCGGGGTTTAGTGCCGGTGCCATTCAGCTGCTGGGCCACACGTCCAACATCGACCCAGGCAACACCAATGCCACTACGTGCGTGTCGCTGCAGTGGTACAGCATCACCACTTGCTCGACGGCGGCATGACGCTCA